TTATTACCAGTGGTCAAGCCAAAAGTGGCAAGTGCTCCCGTAAATACGCTGGCAACGAACGTGATATCTGAGTTACCAGATTTCTTTACCATAGGTATTTCTACGTAATTCATTGTAATAATAAAACCACTCCAAACCACAACTCCAAGACGGACAAATGTACCTAAGATTTGAATTTGGTGTTCTTGATCCTCTGCAGCATCTTTCAGCTTTCCGAGGAATCCTTTTTTTTCTTCTTTTCCTTCCATTTGTTAATTTTAGCTTGTAGTTGTTTTTGAACTTTCTTTTTAATTGGTTCAAATAAAGATTGTGTAACAGTAGTAGTAGCAACTGCTACCACCGCTGTTGTTACAGCAGTAACCACCACAGCAGTTTCAGGTATTGGCATTTGTATATCCAATACAGGAATCTTTAAACTAGGTGGTTCAGGCTGTTCTGTTTTCTTTTCAGGTTCTACCTCTTCAGGAGCCTCCAGATCGCTCGGAGGTATCACCATAGGTTTATATGATGGTATCCGAGCTGAAGGCGGCTTAAACTCGATTGTAGGGAGATCTAAGGCTTTAGGAAGCTCAGCTCTGGGTAGATCCAGATGCATTATAGAGCTGCTATCTTAGACTTACCAGATGTAACGGCTGCATCTTGTGCAGTAAAGTCTTCACTTGTCCAGATAGATGTAGTACCATCTTCTTTTTTATATGCTTTGATAAGTTCAAGATGATCTACGTTACGTTGTAGTTCATCTTTCCATTCAGCATCTGTTTGCTCAGAAGCTTTATTACCATTGATAACTGTTACGCTATCACCTGCAGCTGAGAATATAGCTGCTACTTCATCTGCTGTTTTTTCAGCCATTTTCAGATTCCTCTAGTTCTTGTAATGTTTTTAATGCTCCCTGTAGTTCAGTAAAGCGTTGGGCAGCAGCGTTTTTCTGCTCTAATAATTGATTATGTTGATCAGCTACTTGCTGTAGTTCAGTTTTTACTTCTTCAATTTTTTCTGAAATGTGGTGTGTCATTAGGATGGTTTATTTGCTATTAAGAATTCTTTATAGTCAGCTTTGACTTGTGTAGTCCATGCAGCGTTGCAGATTGCCTGAACATCTGGGTCCTCGCCCGATATATTTGTTTCAACTAGGTTGTCACTTGCATCAAGTGTTCCTGGTGTTAATACTTTTCTACTGAAGGAACGGGTAAGTTCCACACCATCTTTTTTAATAATGGTTGCGTTTCTTACCTCTATTTTGTCGTTCTCTTGTGTTTCTGTTAATGCCATTTAGGAAAATTCTCCGAATTAAACAGGTTTATGGCGTAGTTTAGAGACATGCTAACGGTCTAATGAATCAAGTCGTATACTCAAAAAAACCAATTAAATACAGAGCATCATTAGCAGCACCGTTTGTACCTGCAACAAGGGTAGAACCTTGATATAAGTTGGCATAAGTTCCTCCACCAGAACCATAAAACTGAGCAGTGGCATTGCTCCCAGACGCACCAGTATTAAGACTAAAGTATGTAGTACACCCTCCTCCTCTAACGAAACCAGAATTATTTATAGTAAAAGGAAAATTCCCTATCTTATAGTGACTACCATTTGCATCTGCATCATTAATTCTTAGATAGAAATCTAAGTGTACTTTATTACCTATTTTTGTATACCTACCGTGTTGTTCAGAATAAGATTGTGAACTTATACCTTCAGTTATTTGTGGACTAAATGTTCCTTCTTCATAGTCTCCAAGAGCATTCGCCGCTGCAGTATCCGATCCAAAACATAAACCATCAGAAGTAAGTGATGCTCTCGTTCCAGCAGCAACTCTAAAGAACATGTGTCCATTATTATTTGTTCCAATTTTGTTTTGATCGTTTCCATAACTAGAAGTCTTAAACATGACTCCACTTTCACCACCACCTTCAAGAGTTAATAATCCAGTAGACCCACCATCGTAGCTAGTGTCTTTAACTTCAAGGACGCCATTAGAAGGCGTACATCCTATACCTACGTTTCCACTCGAATCGATGCGGAGTCTTTCTGTTCCAGCAGTCATGAATATATGATTTGTTGCTCCAGCTGGATTATCAGCGTCATATTCCATATCTCCAGCAGTCGTGTGCCTTATCCTCGAATAATCACCACCGCTCCAATCACCGTTTGAATCTCCATCAAAATAAATTGCGGCACCGCCAGCATCCGTAGAACCTATGGCCAAACTAATTTCACCAGCCCCTTGTGCATATAAGTTAGTATGAACTTTCACCCCATTTGTAATTGTCTCAAGCTTCTTACTGTTGTCGTAATAGAGTTCAACGGCTCCGTTATGAGTAGCAGTAAGATAAGCTTCACCGCTTGTATAACTCTGTAATTTGAGAGAATTTGAATTTATTCTAAGATCGCCTGTAACATTTTCTATATAAGAGTAGACACCAGTATGTCCCATATACATATCATTACCAGTACCGTAATGAGCTGACTCACTATCTGGCATGAATGTATCGCCAGAAAAAGATACACCAGCACTAGTTGTCTCAAATTTCTTTGAGCCGTCATAATAGAGTTCTACGGCTCCATTACCAACAGCTTTAATCATGTTATCGCTATTATCAGCGTTATTTATATGTATTTGATCAGCGTTAGTTACTAAGTATCCTGTACCAGTATCTTTTATGTATGAGTTATTTCCATCATGGTAGATTTCTAAATCATTCCCTGTTCCAAACCTAATCTTTTCGTTATCTAAGAGGTCGATTGGAGTTTTCAAACCTCTATCGTCTATTGTTGTTAATGCCATAGTTATTTAGCCTCCAATGCTGTTACTTTTGCTGATAGTTCCTTAATTGCATTAACAAGAACTGGAACTAATCTTTCATACTTGTAACCATATGAAGGATCTTCATCAGTATTTTCATTTACAATTAACATATTGTCTCTATTCTGACCATAACCAAATTTCTTCTCAACCTCTATTGCTTCTTGTGCAATAAAACCAATATGAAGTTTATTACGTTTCTTAGATCCATCAGGAGTTCCTTTCTCATAACCATCACCATACCAAGAACGCCTATCCCAACGATAAGTAACAGGATTCATAGCAGTAATCCAATCCAAACCATGTGTAAAGTTTTCTATGTCAGTCTTATCTCTTCTGTCAGAAGAACTAATGGATGTATCAGCACAATATAATTCACTAGTACTATTATTACCGAGACAAACAATATTATCGCCTGTTGTTATATGTACAGGAGAGTTTGATGTTCCTGAATCTCTGCCAAGACAAGCATTATTATCACCTGTTGTTATTTGATGACCAGCAGCTTCTCCCATACAAGCATTAGCAACTCCTGTTGTGCATTGAGTTAATGCTTGTCTTCCTACTGCAGCATTAACTGTACCTGTTGTAATTGCATCACCAGCCTCATGACCAACAGCGGTATTTGATGAACCTGTTGTGTTTGCATATAACGCATCGTTACCAATAGCAACATTACCCTCTGCAGTTGTATTATTTGCTAAAGCTGCTTGTCCTACTGCTACATTATAATTACCTGTAGTATTATCTAACATAGAGTTTCTTCCAACAACAACGTTACTACCACCTGTGGTGTTATTAGCTAAAGCATCTTGTCCCATCGCTACGTTGTAGTTACCTGTAGTATTTGCTCCTAAAGAGTTTTGACCTACTGCATTGTTATACCCACCTGTAGTATTTGCATCTAACGCATTAGCACCTACGGCTACGTTATAAGCACCTGTTGTATTTACGGCTAAAGCTGCTTCTCCAACAGCAGTGTTATAATTTGCAGTTGTGTTTGCATTTAAAGCCACATAACCTACAGCTACATTAGAGGCACCTGTTGTATTAGATTGCAATGAGTTATCACCTATTGCAGTATTATAAGATGCAGTAGTATTTGCACCAAGAGCAGAGTATCCAATACCAATATTTTTATCTCCTGTAGTATTTGCATCTAATGCATAAGCACCCACAGCTACGTTCTGCGTTCCTGTTGTATTCTTCTCTAAAGCCTCAACTCCAACAGCAGTATTAGCACTTCCTGTTGTATTGTCTTGTAAAGAACTCTTACCAATAGCCGTATTATTACTTCCAGTTGTATTTGTTGTTAATGCATCTTTACCAATACCAGTGTTATCAGCTCCAGTAGTATTTGCTTCTAAAGCGTCGTCACCTACGGCTGTGTTATTAGATGCAGTTGTATTTGCATTTAATGCTTGATGCCCTACAGCAGTGTTATCTATACCTGTTGTATTTTCTGTTAATGCATATGTACCAACACCAGTGTTATAATTACCTTCAGTATTAGCATCTAATGAATATGCACCAATACCAACGTTTCTAGTACCAGTTGTGTTTTCACCTAATGTGTTATAACCAAGAGCAGTATTATTAGCAGCTGTGTTTTTCCATAATGCAGAATAACCAACAGCAGTATTATTATCTGTAGTTGTATTTGCACCTAAAGCATGAGGACCAATAGCAATATTTTGATCTCCTGTGGTGTTTGCATCTAAAGCACCAGTTCCTACAGCTACGTTATATATTCCTGTTGTGTTTTGTTGCAGTGCATCTGTACCAACTCCGACATTATTAGCACCTGTAGTTGTTTCTCTTACAGCAGAATATCCAATACCTACATTATTTGCTGCTGTTGTATTACTTTCTACGGCTCTTGCACCCAAAGCTACAAGCTGAGATCCAGTTGAATTTGCTTTTAATGTATTATAACCAACACCAGTGTTATTATCGGCAGCATTAGCTTCTAATGCAGCATCACCAATAGCAACATTATAACTTTGTGTTGTAACTGTCCCTAAAGCATTATAACCAACAGCAGAGTTATAACCTCCCGTTGTACAAGTCTGAAGTGCATAATTACCTACAGCTTGATTATGAGTACCTGTCGTATTTGAATGTAATGCACGTCTACCAACAGCAGTATTATGATCTGCAGTTGTGTTTGCAGTTAATGATTCATAACCAACAGCAGTATTTTGTTCTCCAGTTGTGTTTGCTGTTAAAGCACTTTTTCCAACAGCAGTATTATAAGATGCTGTTGTATTTGCTGCTAAAGCATTAGTACCTAGTGACGTATTATTATGCCCTGTAGTCGTTGCTCCTAAAGCATTGAGTCCAATACCAGTATTATAATATCCTGTTGTACAGGCATCTAACGAATAGTTTCCTACTGCTATATTTTCTGTTCCTGTAGTAAGTGCTCCTAATGCCTCAGCTCCAAGAGAAACATTACCTCCACCAGTTGTAACTGCATCTAATGCTCTATATCCAATAGCAGTATTATAATCTGCAGTGGTTATAGCTGTACCAGCATCATATCCAAATAAAGTATTATTATTTGCATTTGTTCCATCAAAGCTATCACCAGCATTCGTACCAACTACAGTATTATTCTGTGCATCAGCAGTAACTAATAAAGATCCAGAAGCTATCTTAGCTGCTGTAATCTGTGCATCAGCAATATGAGCTGTATCTATACTTCCATCTGTGTAGTGTTCTGAGTTAATTGCATCGTCTGCAATCTTAGCTCCAGTAACTGCATCGTCTGCTATTTTAGCTGTTGTTACAGCTCCAGATGCTATCTTAGCTGCTGTTACTGTACCATCACTAGGAGTACCAATACTTACCGTTGTCCCGAGTGTAAGAATGAAATAATCACTACCACTAGCGGGGGCATTAGAAAAGATAATTGAGCTACCGTTAATAACAAATCCTTCGGATGGCTGGCTGGTTCCGCTATTAGGTTTCTGAATGACTCCATTGATGCTAACAACATGTTGTTGAGCTGAAGAACCTGGGTTGGATAATGTAAATCTATAAGCTGATCCATCAAATGTAGCAGAGTTACCACCAGTACCAGAGTAACTGGATATTGTATTAATATAGAAATCACCACTAGATGCTACTTCTTCCCATGAAGAACCATCATATACCTTTAACTTATCTGTAGCACTATCCCACCATAAGTCACCTTCATCTAATGAAGAACTAGGTGCAGATCCAGCTACTCTATATCTAGCTGCAAAGTCATTTATATCATTACTTAAACTTAGTAAGTCAGCTTCTTTAAGTGTTGCTTTATGGTAGTTATATATCTGACCAGAGCCAGTAGAACTAACCATCATTGCTACTCCATCAGCAATTGTAGAACTATTGAAGTTAGAAGCTATATTATTAATAGTTACTGTTGAACTACCTACAGTCCTAGCTGTAGTACTTGTACCAGACCCATTAACAACAAGACCACCAGCATCAGCTATAGATATAACTACACCAGCTGCAGGTTGAGTATTAGGGAATGCTGCATCTGTTGCTATAACTTCTAATCCACCAATAGGTGCTATCTGAGCAGCAACATAATCAACAACAGCTCCTGATGTAGGAAGTTGTGTATCACTATCTGATATACTTGTTTGTTTTAGATCACTAGCTAGTTTAGCAAGAGTTATATTACTATCTGCTACTTTTACTGTTGTTACGTTAGCATCAGTAATCTTAGATGTTGTAACAGCATTAGAAGCTAGTTTAGCATCTGTAACTTGAGTTGCACCTATATGAGCTGTATCAATAGATCCGTCTACATAATGTTCAGAATCTATACTGTCGTCTGCTATTTTAGCACCTGTTATAGCATCTGCAGCTATCTTAGCTGTAGTTACATTAGAGTTAAGAATTTTAGTAGTTTGAACAGAATCAGTTGCTAATTCAACTGACGTTACTTGAGCAGAACCTATCTTATCTGTAGTAACTGAATTACTAGCAAGAGCTGTAGTATCTACAGAACCTGCTGCATAGTGTTCAGCATCAATAGAATCAGCTGCTAAATGTTCAGAGTCTATAGCATCATCAGCTATTTTAGCTCCAGTCACAGCGTCAGCTGCTATTTTAGCAGTAGTCACATTAGAGTCAGCAATCTTAGCTGTAGTAACATTAGCATCTGCTATCTTAGCTGTAGTCACTCCAGAGTCAGCTAAATCAGTTGTACCAATAGTACCTGCTGCTAACTTAGCACCAGTCACTGAGTTATCTGCTAGGTGAGCTGTGTCTATAGATCCGTCTACATAGTGTTCTGAGTCAATAGAGTTATCTGCTATCTTAGCATTAGTTATTGCGTCAGCTGCTATCTTAGCTGTAGTAATTTGACTATCTGCTATATGCTCAGTATCTATAGATCCAGCTGCATAATGTTCTGAATTAATAACATCATTTTGAATGTTATCTCCATCTATACAATCATTAGCTAATTTAACATGTGTTACTTGAGCATCTGCTATGTGTGCAGTATCTATACTACCGTCTACATAGTGCTCAGAATCTATCTGATCATCAGCTATTAAAGCACTAGTAATATTATCAGCTTTAATCTTAGCTGTAGTTATAGCAGTGTCTCTAATTTGTGTTGTACTAATTGTAGTACTTTGCTCTTCCTGTAATGCTCTTAATATTTGTGTTTGGTTAGCATTTAGATCTTCAGCTTTAATAGCACTACCAGCTGCATAAGTAGCTTTAGCAGTATCTACACCTGTATCTCTTCTAATTCTAACTATTAATCCATTTTTAGGTGAACCATCAGATTCACATACATTTGTATTTGTAGTACCTGTAGTATTATCAAATGTAACTGTTTTTGTACCTGTAGTAGCGTAGCTAGGTACTGTATAGTTATTAACTAATACACCATCTACTTCTACTACTACTTCTCCTACAGCATAGGTTGGGAATGAATAATCAAATGTTTTATCTGACCCATCCCCTGTGTATTCATGAAAGGTTGTTGTTGCCATGTTTATTTATAAGGTAGATTAAGAATGGGTTGGATGTCATTTGTTTCTTGTTTCTTCTGTATTCTAACTCGTTTCTTATTTTTAGCTTCACGTTCTAACTTCTCTATACGTGGATCATTCATTATCTTAGCCCAACCTTTAGATCTAGCTTCTTCGACTAAGGAATCTATCATCCTTACATGCCAGTAATCTTCAGGTTGATAATCACCACGTTTACCTGCAGCAATATCTTTTTGCATTATTTGCAGAGATTCTATACACTTAGGATCTTTTGCTAATATAGTAAGTTTTACTTCTAAATTAGTTTCACCTATAGCTCTTGAGAACATAGATCTAATTCTAGGACTATCAGATAAATCTGTACCAGTTGGCGAGAAATAAGTAGCTATACTACTATCATATCCTGAGTCAAACCATAGTCTTCTACCAGGACTTTCATCAAGATTAAGTGATGTAGGACTAAACATATTCCATGCTCTAGTCATGAAATCATAGTCTCTAATAGGCTTACCATTCAATAAGTCATATTTAGTAGGTAAATCATCTCCAGGTAAATACTCTGATACTAAGTTTCTATTACGTAAAGCGTCTCCTATACCAGAACTAAGTTCTTTCATATGTGGATTCAATAGCTTACCTAATTCATTTCTTAATCCAGCTAAAGGTATTTGGTTATTTAATAGACCTGCCATTATTCTAGCTTGTTGTCCAGGTTTACCAGCTACCATATCTACTAATTGAGTCATTCCAGAGAAGTAAGATTTACTTGTAATAGACTGAGCTACTACTAATGATACTTTCTGTAGTTGATCTTCTGTCCACTCATCACCCATTAATAAACTATAATCTCCTATATCAGATATAGTAGAAAATATCATATTAAATGGTTCAATAGCATCATAACCAACTCTTACTGCACCTACTTTCCAAGTTCTTGGTTTGTAACCAGCGTCTATCCATGCTTTTCTTTTCTGCCTATCAACAGGACCATTACCTGTTAGGTTTCCAGACATCCAAGCATGTGATGTCATCATAACTATAGAACTACCCATAGCTAATCTACCAGTCTGCAATGCTTTAGCATTAGCTAGTTCTTCAGCTGAGTTAATACCGTATTGAATAACATTCTCTAGATTGTCTGGTGTAGCAAATGCTATATCATTAAATTCTTTAACTAAGAAGTTGAATCCAGGTGTATGTTTAGCAGTTAAAGCTAGACCATTAACACCAGTTCTAGCAAATAGGAAGAAAGGTTTAGCCCAAGGATGAGCAGTAAATACATCATTCAATCCTTTAGAGAATCCAGTTAAGTCTTGTGTTAAAGTTACTTCTTTACTAGCAAACTTAGCTGCAGCATCTATTAGATTACCATCTCCATCAAATATTTGAGACAAGAAATCTTGCTCATATGCTTGCATTAATTCTTTGGTTATAACAGGTGTCTTATAACCTTTAGATTGAAGATCCATAACGCTACGCATAGCTTTCTCTCTAGCCTTAGCTCTACCAATTATGAATCTAAAAGAATCATCAATAGCAGCCATCAACTTTGTAGAGTAAGTAAGGAAGCTATTGTTATTCCAGCTTCTAGCCATATTAGCCATAGCAAACATAGCTCTATCACCAGCAGTAGCTCTACCACTATCTTCAGCCCAGCGTCTTAGTATCTCCCAGTTATCATCTCCTCTTGTAAATTCATAGTATCTTGATTTAATACTAGATATATCACCACTCCAATATGAATCTAATTTATTTCTAAATAAAGTAAATGATTCTGGAATAGCTTCCATCATAGCATTTAAAGAGGATATACCAGCTCTTGCTGTATTCCAATCTCCTCTTAATGTAGCTCCTAAAGCTGTATTTAAAGGTCTTAAGAAGGTAGCTGTACTTGTACCTATAGCAGCCCTCATTGGTGTCTTAGGACCACTGAGTATACTATGCGTCATTACACCTTCTAATTCTCTTATCAAGGCTCCTGTACGATCTGGTCCCTTGGGATCAATCTTACCACCTTTGATCATCTTTCTTGCCCATGCGTCAAAATCATCTAGATTATTGACAGTCTTCATAGATGAGAATGTCTCGAACAAAGCATTCATTAAACCTTCTGGAGCATCATCTTTAGCGATCTTTAGGATCATCATAATTGAATCCTTTGTATCAGCCATTTCTTGAGTCAACGTAGATTCTAAGAACTCTCTCTGTTTACCTGCACCTATCTCTCTAAAGTTCTGTGATTTTATAATCCTAGCTTTCTTAACTTCTGTTAGGGCTGTAAGAAGTGTATCTACAACTTGAGCTGCAGGTCCATCTATATCACCAAGATCTACTATGTCTGCTAGTTCTCTACCAGCAATCCCTGTATCTCTTATTTGATGTAGTAATGTACCTACAATTAAATCTGTAGTTACTATATTCTTACTTGTAAATGTTTCTATTGTATCTACTACTTCACCAGCTGCATTAGTTACATCGTAGCTATCTTTAGCTTTATACATTTCTTCAAGATATTCTTTAGCTGACATCTCTGCAGCATTTCTACCTTGAGTAATACGCTGGTGAGCCATAATGCTATCACCGAATACTTCTACTAATGTTTTTCTACCAGCTCTGACAGCATCTATGACAGCTCTGAATTTATCAGCACTGTATAGCTTACGTAGGATACTTTCAGCCGTAGCTTCACTAATATCTCCTTCTCTAGCTATACGTTCACGTTGAACTGGAGTAGTAACTGAACCCGTAGATCCATCTTCTGCTCCCCATTCTTTACGTATTCTTTGCTGTGTTTCCCATGCTTCATGCGGATGCTGTTCTGATATATGTGCTCCTTGATGTGAGTCAGCAACAGGTCTATTCTTATCTGCTCTGAATTCAGCTTCACCCCTTCTTAATTGAGCTAGTCCGTTTTCAGTTGTCTGTCTTTTAATACTTTCGTTTCTAAGTTCAACTTGAGATAAACCTTTTGGTCCTCTCTTCAAGAACATAGTAGCCCCATCAAAAACGAGACCAATTCCCATACCTTCGACAATGTTCTTAAACTTCATCCATACAGGATGATCTGTATCTTTTGTAGTGATAGGTGTATCTATAAAACCATACTGTTTTCTTAAGGCTCCTAGAGCATTGTGTCCGTCTGATTCCTTAGAGATCAGGTCTGATACGGCACCAACACCAGCAGCTCTTACGAGGCTATTTGCAGCGAATCCAGTTGTAGCTAATGCTGTTCTACCTAGCGTTACCTTAGCAGCAGGTATAATAGCAGCAGCCATTGAACCGAAGTGTACTACACCTCTAGCTAATTTACCCCACCATGTTCTTGTTTCTATTGGATTATCATAGTCTACAAAGGGATCCCATTCAGGTCTATAAAAACCTTTTTCTTGTTTTTCCCTTTGCATCTCTCCAGAGAGTGCATCAACTGTACGCTCTGGAAAAGTAGCTAAAGAGGAGGCAGTATCTTGTAAGCCTCCTGATAGGATTGATTGTCCTTCTTTTGCTAATGCTTTGAATCCCCACTCTTCTGCATTTCTAGGGTCATCAAGTTCACTTTTTACTTGACCCTCTTCTGCAATATCAGCTGCTACTGCAGCATCTCTAGCTTGTTTCTTTTGTTCTATTGATTCGATATACTCATTTGAAGCATCAGCAGCTTCTCCTATAGCTTCGGTATCAATTAGATTAGGATCTATTGGCATTTGATTATTGTGTTAATTCTCTAATGAATTCTTTGGCTACTTCGGGGGATAAGTTATTCAGATCTAACCAAGGCTTACCTTTAACTAGATCGCCAGCAAGTTCATTAAATTTATCATGTAAGTCTTTATCAATATTTACTAGTCTTCTATAGTCAGTTACTATTCCAGTATTTCTTTGAGCTTTCTGAGCTTTATGTCTTAATGCAGCTAGGTATAAGAAATCTTGACCATCTTCATCAAAGATCATATCCATTGGTACTCCATTAGTTTGAAGTATATCTATTAGATCATAAGATGGAATTTCATATATACCAAAACCAGTATAGTCACTAGCTATTAGATTTACAACATCACCCATCGTAATGGATTCCATTGGTTTCTGAGTAACTTCTTCTAAACTAACATAGTTACCATCTTTATCTGAGACAGAAAGATAACCTCCATTAGCAATAGCTGCTGGACTCTTAGATGATTCTAACATCCACTCATAGTCTTCATTTAGATTATATACTCTTATAGTTTTAGCAGCTGTTGGATTAACTAGTAACCTTTCACCTGGCTTACCTTCTTCTGGGAATACTACTTGACCTTCTTTAATTCTACCTAAACCTTCTAATCTAGTTCTTATTACTTTAGGTACAGTTGTACCAAGTTTAGCAGCCATACTCTTATAATAGTTTGGTGCAGTACCTCCTCTACCATTCATGTAATCATCTAAAAACTTAGCTCCTAATTCAATATAAGGTTCTTCACCTTCAAGTGGTTTGGATTGATTTAAAATATCAGGATTCTTAGCTACAGCAGCTATTGCTTTATTAACTGTTTTTACAGCATCTAAATCAACAACTGAAGTTCTTTCTGTACCTGCTTCTGGATCAGTTAATAAATCTTTAACTTGTTCCATAGCTTCAGTATGAGCTTGAGCATTTGTAGTATTTATATCGAAAGATTTCAGACCATAGTAAGCTTGGTTATATATTGATTCTGCTTTTTCCATCATGATAGTAGCTTTAGGATTTCCTTGTACTTCATCTACATTCATCTTAAGTGTAAATGCTACTCTAGATTTAATTGCTCTATCTCTATAGGTAAATGAACCTGGACCTCTCTTTACAGAACCTACTGCTAAAGGTGCTTCTATTTCTTTTAAGTATTGATCATGTGCTGGAGTTCCTACTGTTAAACCTTTTATATCATTTTTAGTTAAAGGTCTTGTTAGTTTTATACGTTCAAGTCTTTCTATTTGATCAGCTTCTGGTTCTCTAACATTATATAGTAAGTTATTTAAAGCAGTAGGTCTATTTTCATCAGAAGTACCCCATGTTGTATCATATGCTGCAATTCTAGCTTTACACTGATCGAATGAATTTGATCCACAGAATTCTGCTATTTCTTTCTGATCAGAATTTTGTGCAACTTCTCTTTCAGCTTCTCTAGCTTTCTTTTCAGCTTCTTGATATTCCTTTACAGCAGCTACTAATTTACCATATCTCTTTTTCCAGTGATGTTTAAATTTTACAGTAGATCCTTCAGGATGTCCGAATGCTCTAAATTCATAATTACCTAACTCTTTAAGTACAGAAACTGGATCTTCAACCATACCATTTCTAAAAATATCTACTAGTTTTTCTGTATATCTATCCAGTACTAAAGCATGATTAGTATTACCTTTAGCATTTAAAAATTCTGGATGACCAGCATGAGTAGTTACTTGAGTCATAAAGGTGCCGCCTGGATCTTTTTCCAAGTTTGCTGCAAACTCTTCGTTATTACGCTTAGTTATTGTTTCTAAACTAGCAGCAGCGTAATCTTCTAATACTGTTTTCTTCCAAGCATCTTGATCTAATAAGACCTCTTTTAAGAAGTCTTTTTTATATTTACCAAATCTTCCTCTAGCTACATCTTTATGTAAATATGTATACCAAGCTATATTACGTAGTCTTATTTCAAATTTCTCTTCTGGAAGTGTAGCTTCATTAAGACTTTTATATATAGGTTGACCATCAGCAGTATATCCAAATGATTCTAAGTGGTGTTTGATACCTTCATCAGATACTTTCAACCATCCTGATATACCATCTTTTAAATTCTTAATGTTTGTATCTAATTCAACCTGATTTAAAAATATACTATTCGGACCTTCAATAAGTTTATTTGCTAGTTGTATATCACCACCTTTATCTAACTGTCTGTAGCCTTCTGTATTAGTATGTACTCTACTAGCAGCTAATTCAGCTTCGTTATCTAGTTCTTTTTTAATATCAGGATCATTACTTCCTATATTTTGTAAAGCTTTAATATAAGCATCAGGATCATCTCCTGCTACTTTTTTAATAAGTGCATGTTCTTCATTTAACTGAGAACTGAAATTATTAATATCTTCCCATTCATCTTGCCACATCTCAAACTCATCCTTAAACTCTTTACCATGCTTCAGTACTTGAAGTAAGTTTTCAGCAGGACTTTTTTGTTTATGGATATGTTTGTAGATTTCAATCATCTGGTTATAGTGAGCATCCCAAGATTTTGAGATCTCATCTATATTTTCATTAACAGCTTTAGCCATATCTGGTTCAGTGTCCAGATAGTTTGTCTTACTAATATCTGGAGGAGCATCAGCGGCTCTTCCTAGCGAAGCGAAATAGGAATCTGTCATGATACTTTCTCCATGTCTACATCAATTTTATTATAGTAAATACCAAGCATACCGTTAGGTGCTATATCTACAGCCATAGGATCTTTCTTAGCTACTTCTTGTGCAATAGCTCCTCTATAACGACTATGTGGATTAGTCTTATAATTCCATTCATAAATAGTATGTCCTTTTGGTGAGGTACCAACTTCTTCTATATTTTCTTTTAATCTTATATCAGATATAGCAAAAGCTAAAGCAGCAAACTGAAGACCCATGCTTACAGTGTTAAAGAATTGACCTTGAGTATCTCTAGGAGGCATCATAACTGGAGCACCATACTCAGGACGTACACCTAGTTTCTGTCTATTCTTAGCAACATAGTTTTGATGTTGTCTAATAAGACCTTGTTGCTGTATATCCATATTCCTACCAAATGTATTATTGATAGTACTTTCTATTCTACTTTGTTGATTTAATATTTCTTGATACTTACTGGTCATGAATTTAGAACTTCTAGATGTACCAGTTTTTTGATCATACTTGGATAGTTTAGCTCTAGTTCTATAAAGCTTTTCATTAGCTTGTCTACCTTTACCTAAAGCCCATAAAGCTCTAGTATAGACATCACTTCTAGCTCTACTTAAACCTCTAGTTAAGGTATTAGAACGTTGTTTAGCAGATACTTCTCTGTTCCAATATTTTAAAGAAGCAGAGCGATATTGCTGATCTTTTTTTTTCTTTTCTTGTTGAGCTTGGTATCTTATACCAGCATTAGGATCGGGAGCACACACGGCAAAATTCTATAAAGGGTAATTGTTTGGGTCCGTGAAAAATTTCTCTCAAAAATTTAAAGCCCAAAAACTTGAGTAGTTTTAAATGAACAGTATTACGTTTATCAACGATGTTCCATAATAGCGGTTCAGATCTACTCTCAATGAATCGCTTTGCTTCCCTTGCGAAGGTAATAGGGTAGTCATGTATTGCAGGTGTGCATAACATCCAGACTTCACCATTAGGACCAACTCCAGCCATACCAGCAGTCTTGCCGTTAGGCACTTCAAACCATACACAGGAGCACCTGTGAACAGCCAAAGTGAGTTCTTCCATAGGATCTAGCCCATGACCTTCTTCGACCTCTCTACGGTCTTCTGGAAGTAAATTAGAGGCTACAGTAATTGCAGCCTCAATTGTTGCAGGGTGAATATATTTAGACACGTCTATAGTGCATAGGGGACCAGTCACCTTCCCAAGACATAGCTCTTAGAGTAGCAGGTGCTGGATGGGAGGATTTTAATGTTACGTTTACATTTAGATTCCTTTCATATACTGGAATCTCTTTAATTTTTTCTGATAAATATGGAGCGTCTGATACATCATACTCATCTAAATCAGCAGATTCATATACTTCAGTGTAATCAGCCTTACCTACTCTAGTTAGTGTAGTTTCATAAAGACCTATCTTACCAAAGTTTAATTTCATTCTATGTACAGTAAGTTTAGAGTTAACATCTGATTGTACAGCTTCTCCTTCTGATTTTTGTAAGTAGAATCTAGGGAACTGTACATTATATTCATATAGATAACCTATATAATGTGTACCAGTAGACCAATCTCCTGGCACTGTAAAGTCATCACTATTTATAACAGTACATTCAGCATACCGACCTACTCTAACAGCATTAGAATCTATATCTACTAGCACAAGAGTACCATTAGGTGTAGTTACTTGATCTATCCAATCAGACTGATTAGTAAATGTAGTTAACTTTGTAGTAGCATTATAAGACCCACTACCTACAGTAGTCCAGTTATCTAAATGTATTAGATACTCAACACTATCTTGAGTAATACTAGGATCTCCAGTTTCTTGTGTTAGATTGATACTCTGTAAGAAATTATCTGTATCTAAGAAGTAGTATTGATCATTAACAATGAAATGATATTTAAGTGGGTTATTATGTTTCCATTTAAACCAAGCAGCTTGTAAAGATTTTTCTCCCTGTCTTAAATATTTAAACCCTATTACTTCATCTGAATTTGTCTTACCAAATAATACTATATTATTTTCTCTTGAGTTTGTTAATAAATCAATATCTTTAGGTATAAGTGTAGGTACCAGTTCAGAAGAATTGACTACAACCGCTTCTTGTTCTCTAGCTACTTGTGCCATCTCCATAAACCTAGTATGTTTATTAGAGTTATCTATATACCCAACAGTATTACCTAATGATATAGGAGGTACTACTTCATTATAATTATATCTAGATACTGATCTTAACTTAGCTG